ACAGATCAGGACTATAATAATCTTTGCTACTTAACTTATTATGGCTTTACTTACGCCTTCTATTATAATAGAGGAACAGGATCGGGTGCTGGATACGCTCCTGTTATTGTCGTTGGAGCAACAGGCAACGATAATAATGAAGATAAAGCAACGTTTAGTAACTGTGGAGATCAAGTAGATGTCTACGGTGCTGGTGAAGCAATTCAAAGCTCAGTGCATAGTGGCGGAACCACTGATCCAAGAAATTCTAGTTATAGATTAGCCAAGTATCAGGGTACAAGCATGTCAGGACCTCAGGTTGCTGGTATACTTGCTATATTAGCAGAATCATGGCCCAATATGACTCAAGCCGAAGCCCATGCATGGATTATAGATAATGCAAATGAGAATCAAATGTTTGATTCTGGAACTGACGACCCAACAGATTGGCAAAGTTTAAGAGGCGGTGCAAATCTTTTTGCTCGTTGGTTTAATCAAAGACCAGAATCAGGCACCAGCTTCCCACAGAAAAATTTTAGACCTAGAACTTCTTCAGGAAGAGTCTATCCACGTCCTAGAATCAGAAGAAGAGGCTAGAAATGTTTATAAATATTGTAAAACAGCGAGATTGATATGGGCGAAGTAGTAACCACAAGATTAAAAGCTGACAATTTACGTCTATTTGATAAAGAAGTCAGAGATAATAATTTATATGTTTTTGTTTCGGCGGTAACAACCGAGACAAATACACGCCTGAGCGCTGTTAACTCTATTCAAAATAAAAATTTATTTTTAGAAAAAACACTGTTTGGTAAAAAGATCTTCCCTAACGATATTCGCTATATGATTAAGTACCATGCTTGGCAAAAAGATCAAGTATATGTGCAATATGACGATACAGTAGATCTAGAAGATAAAAAGTTTTATGCTGTAGTTGGTCCAAACAATAATGACACTGGAGACTATAGAGTTTATAAGTGTTTGTTTAATAATTTTGATTCTCCATCATTGAATCCACCTAACTACAACTCACAAACAGAAAACCAAATCTATAGAACTGCAGATAAATATGTCTGGAAGTTTATGTTTGTGATTTCTGAATCTGATTTTGAAGCTTACAATGCTTCTGGTTATATTCCGCTTATTGGTGTTACAGATTCAGATCCTTTAGCAAATACTCAGGTAGAAGTTACGGGTTCTTCTATCAGTGATATCTTTGTAACAAACCCGATTGAGAATGCTGGCTATCCTTTCGTATCCGGTATATTTGCGTCTGCTCCTCCAAATAACAGTGAGGTAAGAGTAAGATCAGCTAACCTAAGTCAAACAAACGGTTACTACGTGGGAATGTCTTTATATTGTACAGATCCAGGCGGTGTATCACGCTTGTATACTATTACTGATTATCAATATATTTCTCAATCGTCGGACGGTCAAGCTGTTGGTAGAGTTACAATCAGTGATGGCGATTTCCTTTCTGCAGTAGGTGGAAATAACTTTGCATCAAACTCATCATTCTCTATTCAGCCTCAGGTTGTAATAAGAGGAGATGGATCTGGCGCAGTTGCAAAAGCAAATGTTGTCGGAGGAAATATTTCTTCGGTTACTATTCTAGATTTTGGTAGTGGTTATCACCAAATTGAAGCAGAGATCAAAGATCCTCTTTATGAGTTCGATCCTGGCGCCGCTGGATCTACTGACGTTCGTTGTTTACTTAGACCAGTTCTTTCTCCTATTGGAGGACACGGTTTCGATTTGATTGACGAGATGCACTGCAGACATATTTTGCTATATGCATATGTTACAGAGACAGATAACAATCAAATTGGTCAAACAAACACGTTCTCATACATTGGTGTTGTAAAAAATCCAGAGTTTAGAGACGCGAATAACGATGTACTCCCAGCAAACAGCACACCAGAAATTTTTGATAATAGAATCGCGGTAACAACAGATGGTTATGCACTCGTTAATCAAAACGATATTATAACTCAAACAGACTTGAATAACGAAGTTGTATTTACTGCAAAGGTCCATGAAGTAGATGCAGATTCAAACACTATTTTCTTGTCAGAATACATGGGACCTTACATTAACACTGTAAATAACGATATTTCTTTAGATTACACTAAGAAATTTGTTATTCCAACAGGACAGAAAATAGCCATAAATACACCAGAGGCAAACAATGTCGTAGAATCTTCATATACTCAAAGATCAGGATTAGTATATTTCATGGAAGACTTTATCGCGTTAGAAAGAACACCGGCCTCCAGAGAAGAATACAAACTAGTTCTAGAATTTTAAGGAAACCAGTAGATGCCTATTAATACAGATCTAAATATATCACCATATTTTGATGATTTTGATTTAGAAAAACAATTTTATAAGATCTTGTTTAAACCTGCTTACGCAGTTCAGGCTCGTGAGTTGACGCAACTTCAAACAATCCTTCAAAATCAGGTGGAGCAGTTTGGCGATAATGTTTACAAAGAAGGTAGCATTATTAAAGGTTGTAACTTTACAGAACTTAGCGATCTAAAGTTCGTAAAAGTAAATAACCCAGATAATTTTGATATCCAGACTTACAGACCAAGCCAGGAGGTGGCTGATGACCTCGCTGGTGATCCTACAGTAGACGTTGTGTATGAAATTGAAGGCCAAACTAACGGCCTTACAGCAAACATTATTTGGTCAGAAAGAGGCTTTGAAACAAGACCTCCTAACCTAAACACGTTCTTTATCTCATATAACAACGCTGTAGATACAACTACAAATACTCCGATTAAAACATTCATTGCCGGTGAAGTTTTAACAATTACAAAGAAAAGATATAATGGTTCTGTTCTTGTTGACACGACAGTTCTAACAAACGTAACTGGTTTGAGTGTTACGAACAAGCCTACTCCGGTTGGACAATCATTTGGTTTGCAATCGGCTTCTGGTGTTATCTTCCAGAAAGGTCACTTCCTCTTTGCTGACGAACAAACTCTGATTATTTCAAAATATGACAATAATCCAGATGGTGTTTCAGTTGGTTTTGAAGTTGAAGAAAGTATTATTCGCCCAGAACAAGACAACACTCTTTATGACAATGCTTCTGGATCTACAAACGAGAATGCTCCTGGTGCAGATAGACTTAAACTTGTTCCAAAGCTTGTTACTAAAACAACTTCATCTGCTGATCTAGACGCAACATTCTTTACATTGGTTCGCTATAAGAACGGTAACGCTGTTACTATTCGTGACGTTTCTCAATTCAATGCTTTGGGAGATGAACTGGCTCGTAGAACATATGAAGAGTCAGGTAACTACATCGTAGATAGAATGGATGTTGTTGTAGACAAACGCGGCGATGATCTAAAAGCTATCATAGGAAAAGGTTCTGCTTACGTAAAAGGATTTAGAATCGATCATAGAGGCGACCAAGAGCTTACTATTGATCAGATTGCAAATACTGTTGTTCATGAGAATCAAAGCATCTCAATCAATTATGGTGGATATGTTAACATTACAGATCTAAGCGGTACAGTAGATCTTGGTATGAATACAATGCAATTGCAAAACTCTGCTGGTACTCCTATTGGTTCTGCATATGCAAGAAATATTACAGAAAATCGTCTATATCTAAGCAATATTAAGATGACTAATTCAAACTTCACGTTTAAAGATGTGGATAGAATTAATGGCGATTCAGGCACAATCTTTATTGCAAACAACTCAATACTTCAAGACGTTAAAAATGCTCCGTTTATTTTTGACACAGGGCAGTTTAGTCTTAAGTCAATTACTGACATGACTATTCCTACGAGAGAATCTGTAGCAGTTGCTGGTATTACAGGAAACTCATTTACACTTTCTGATTCCGACATTCAAGCTGATGACTTCTCACCAGATCAGGCAGACCTAACGTTTGTCGATGCCGGTAATGATAAGATTAATATATTAAGTTTTTCAAGATCTGTCAACTTAAATGAGATCACAGTTAACCTTGATCCTGCAGACAACTCAGATCCTGCCGGTACTCTATATGTAAATACAAGATATACTGCGAATCCAAGACCGTTCGGTAAACTTGTGCGCAATGTTTATGTAAAGAACACTTATTCGGCTGTAGTAAATACGTACAGCCTTGGCTTCCCAGATGTATATGAGATTCTAGAAGTAACTGACAACACTGGAACAGATTACAGTGAAAGCTTTAGATTGAGAATCAACCAGAAAGATACTTTCTATGATATCTCATATATGGAATATATTCCAGGCAGACCAAAGCCAAATGCTGGTACGATTACAGTACGTATGAAATGTTTCGAACCGAATCCGGGCAGCGGTAAATACTTCTTTACGATCGATAGTTATCCTATCGACGACGAGACTGCTGTTTTGCCAAATGATAAATGTCGTTCATGGCAAATTCCAACATACTCATCTGGCAATAAAAAGATTTACAACATGCGCGAATGCATTGACTTTAGACCTCATGCAGACAAAAATGCTGCTGTTCAATATAGTCATACAACTCCTGCATCTGCCGGAACAATTACTCAGACTGTTGGTCAGCAAGCACCTCAGTTCTCAAGAACGGATTACCTACAACCTTGCTTGAATGCTGTTGCAACAGGTGACATTGAAACATATCTTGCTCGTGTTGACAGTATTATTGTAGATTCATTTGGTAGCATTAAGATTGTAAAAGGCGTAGAATCTGCTACTCCAGTTCCTCCTCAGGTAGGTGCTGATGAGATGGTAATTTCGCAGGTTACAATTCCTGGATATCCAGCTCTAAGTCCTAATGAAGCCGCGAACCAAAGAAAATTTGAGTATGCTGTAAGTGCTAAATCAAAAGGTACTCCTCGTTATAGAATGAGAGATATCGAAAAGATTGAGAAAAGACTTGAAGGACTTGAGTACTATATCAGCTTGAGCCAGCTTGAATCTTCTGTCGAGAACATGACAATTCTAGATGAAAATGGATTGACAAGATTTAAGAATGGTTATCTTGTAGATCCAATGAACGACAGTTCTCTTGCTAACCTAGAAGATACTGACTACAAAGCAGCGATTCATTTTAACAGAAAGATTCTTACTCCTGCAGTAAAAACTCTTCCAA